TTAATGCTTCGTTCTGCTCTCTAACAGACATATTATTTGCTCTAGAGAATTTAGCTAAGTTTGCTGCTTCTTTACCTGCCATTCCCATTTCATCAGTCATTTGGGCTACTTCTAAAATATCTTCTGGAGAGAAAATATCATTAGCGTTAAAGGCTAATTCTTTAGTTAGTTCACTTGCAGCTTTAATGTAATCTGCCATATTAACATAACCCATATTAAGAGAATCAACTGAAGTAGCCATTGAATTCATATCTTGGCCTGTTTGTCTAGCAAAATCAGTTGCAGCCTTGTCTACTTCTTTAAACCCATTTATTAATGCCCCAAATATTACTGTAGGATCCATTAATGCTCCCCCAATATTTGTAAATGCTGATTTTACACCAACACCTAAAACCTTCATTTTACCCCCTAAAGCACCTGCGGATTTTTCTCCTCGTGCAATGGCATCTGCCATCTCTTGCATATCAGCAGTTACTTCCTCTAATCCTAAAGATGATGCAAATTTTCCTCCTAATTGGTTTAGACCTTTAAGCAATCCTCCTCCTATGCCCATTAACCTATTAGATTCTTTACGTATTATTACTTCTTCGTTTAACTTTTCAAGAAACTCTTCTTCAATTCTAAAGCCTTCTTTTTTTGCTTTAATTAAATTTGCTTCTTCTTCTGTGATTTTTCCATTGGCGGCTAAACTTTTGAGAGTTGCATCAAATGCGGCACCATTTAATTTCATTAAATCTGCACCTGTTTTTGCCCTAAGTTTATCAAGTTGTAAAGCGTCTGCTCTATTTTTAATTTCCTCAACAGATGATTGAGCTTGTTTTTGAAGTTTATCTAATTGATCGTCTTTTAATCTATTTATACCAGCTTCTTGATCTGATAATTTTCTTGCTATAGAGTCAAGTTTTGTGTATTCTTTTCTTGCATCTTTTAGATTATTAGTTTGTTTACCTAACTCAGAAGCAATAGAACGAAGAGTTTCTCTATAATCATTAAAAGAGGTCCCTAAATCATTAGCCGCTTTAGTACTATCTTTTAAATTTTTATTTAAATCTTTTGCAGATTTATTAGCGTCGTTTAAATTTTTTCCTAGTCCATCAGCCATTATAAGGGCATTTTGTTATAAATATTAAAAAAATTAGCCTTTAGCCCGTTTTGTTGAATAAGATGGCTTATTAGTATTGCCTTTAGACATAAAATCAGGAGCTTGTACCATACCATCAGAACCGATAACTGTGGATGTACCTTTACCTCCTGCTTGTGCTTTTTTCATTTCGGCTGCTTCTTTTTCATAGTGTTCATTCATTTTAGTAAAAATAAAATTTCGCAACCATATAGGCATATTGTATATAGTGTGGAAGTCATAACCTCCTTTTCCATGGAATACTATCTCATGGATTTGATTAAATAGAGAGTATCTATACCTCTGCGTCAGGCCAAAAAAAGTTAAGATTAATAGGTATAGTAATGTCCTCCTCGCCACTACTAGTATCTATTGTAACATCTAAATTGACGTCGGGTTGTGTATCTGCAATATGTTTTCTTAAAGCTCTAGAATCCATAGCTAGTAAATAAGTATCAACAAATTCTCTTATTGTTTTTTTATCTTCTTCTCCATCTACAGATACTATCATATATTTTAATCTTGTTGATAGTTCTCGGCTTTCTTTTTTATTTACCTTTTTTAATCCTCTGATTTCAGCTGAGATTTTTTTCTCATCATTTGCAGTTAAGATTTTATATTCAATTTCTGTTTTTGAATTAGGAAGTGTAAATGAAAATCTATTTTCACCTTTTGTTATAGAGCTTTCATCAAATTCTTTATTATCTATAACACTTAAATCTACTTCTATTTCTTCTCCTTTGTATTCAAATTTATAATCTTTACCATATCCTAAAACTCTAGCAGCTATAAGTAATGCGTTTTTATCGCCAGTAATTAGATCATTATAGTTTATATCGGATACTATAAGTGATTGCAGTAACTTGTCTAATACTGTGCCTGCTTCAATATATGATTGGTTGGTTAGAATATCTTCCTCCTTAGCAGTCATATACTTCATTTCTACTTTTCCACTTGATAAAGTATTGTCTTCAGGATAAATAAGACCTTTTGATGGTAGGTCTATTGTTTCGGTTGGAAACTTGTGTTTCTTATTTTCCATATCTTTTATTTATGATAACTTTAATTATAATAATACATATTGAATATAAAAAAAAGCTTGACATAAGCCAAGCTATTTTTAAAAAATATTTAATATTTGTTTTAGAAGTTTAGTACAGCGTAATCCATTGATATAGTCATAGCAATAGTTTGAGCTTCAGCACCTGTATCCCAATTAAATCCTTTAAATGCTGCATCTACTATAAATGCTCCTTTAATTACCCATTCTGATACTACATCACCTACTGGGCCTAATACATTAATAGTTAAATCTTTCTTATAGAAATCAGAATAACCATCTCTACCTGTTACAGATTCGTGATGTAATCTTACCCACTCCATTACTGCTTGAGCACCTGATGGTGTAATTGGATCATAAAGAGTCATACTTAAATTGTCCCATACTGATTTCCCCTTAACTTTTCTTTCAACATTAATGTGATTTAAAGTTACTACTTCTTGTGTTATTTTCACTTCTCCTATTTCTTTTATCATGTATGAAGGAATTCCATCTACATACATAATAAACCTATTTGCCTGTTTTGGTTCAAATGCTGTGAAAAATATTTCGTTGGGATTAATTACTGCCATTTTGTTTTATATTTTTATTCTATTATAAATATCTAATTTTTCAATTTTTATGCCGGGAAAGTAGCTCCTGTTGGTAAAATGTTGAAATCTAAATATATAAACTCAGCTGTTTTAGTTGGCTGAACATATATTTGTCCAATTAGTTCATTTCTATCAATAACATCTGGTGTGTTGTTGCTATCATCCATTACTACTTTAAAGGCAAATAAACCTTGTCTTTGTTGTACACTTTCTAGATATGGGTTAACTTGTCCTAAGAAATTATTTCTTGTAGCTGCTGTATTTTGTTCAAATACTAAATTATCTGCTACTTGTGAAATGAAATTTTTAAGTGCTATTAATAATCTTCTAACATTTACTCTATCTAAAGCACTAGCTTGAGTTTGTAATGTTTTCTGACCAAATACTACTACTCCTCTTCCTGGGAATGTAGCTAATGGATTAACTTTACCTACATATAAAGTATCTCTATTAGATTGTGTTAATTTTCTTTCAGCTTGTCTTACTGTACCTAATCCACCTCTATTAATACCTGCAGGTGCAAACCATGCTTCTGCTGTTGCATCATTTGATGCATATACTCCTGGTATTAAAGTTGAAGCTGGAACCCATACTAATTGTCCTGTACTTGGATCAGTAACTTGACACCAAGGCCAATATGCAGCTGCATATGATGAATCTATATCTTTTGCTCCAGCAACGGCATTTGCTATTGTTTTTCCATAAGGTAATAAATCTATTACTGCGATTGCATCTCCTCTACTAGAAACAACACTATTTAATTGGTTTATCTCTGTAGTATGTTCGCTTGAATTTAATCCTGGTACTGAGATAACATTATATCTAAAATCATCTTTATTTCCTAATAAATTTATTGCATCTGTATAATCATCACCAACTAATCCTTGAGTATTTACTCCTATATTATCATACATTTCATTTGCTGTTGTAGCATCAATAGTACCTGTAGCTCCTTCAAATGCTCCTGCTTGTGCTAATGGAATAGAATCTACATATTTAGCTTTTGCAATTCCATCATTATCAAAATAGTTTGGAGTTTTTGCTATTACACTTTTTACTCTTACATATCTTGAAGAATTAGAGAAATTACCTGTTATTTGTAAATATGGTTCTGAAGTAGAACTATCTCTTAATGTAGTTGTTTGATCACCTAATACTCTAGCTATATATCCCGATGATTTTGGATCTAATGATAATCCTGTATAAGTTTCTAATACTCTTTTAGATTTAGTATTATCATCTCCTCTTCTAATTAATAATGAGAATGTACCTGATCCTGTATCTGGGTTTGTAATTTCGTATCTTAAATTTTGAGAAGTACCATTTGCTAAAGCTCCTTTAACTGATTCAGAACCTGAACTATTCATTATTGCTCCTTGTGATAAGGTTTCTAATTCAAAAGCAACTTGATCCGTTATGTCTGCATCTACTAGTTTAACTACTAAATCAGTACCTGTACCCCCTAAATCTCCAGATGTAACTGTAATTGTATCTCCTACACTATACCCAGTTCCAGATCCTGTTGATACTACTGCTGTAGTTAAAGTATTAAGATCTTGAGTTTCTAATGCAATTACAGTATCATCTCCTCCTGGTAGTAAAGCTCCTAATGATTGGGATGGAATTGTAAATGACTCAGCTGTATATCCTGTTCCTGTTTCTAAAACGACTGCTGTAGTTACAGTACCTGTTGCATCTACTGTAACAGTAGCTTCTGCTCCTGTCCCTGATGAACCAGTTAATCCAACAGGATAACTTCCTACTGAACCTGTTCCTGCAACTGCCACCAACATATCAGCACCAACTAAAGGAGAAGTTCCTTTAACTCTAGTAATATTTAATTTTGTTCCACTACCTGCTGATGAATTTCCTACATCATTAAAACTGGCTGCAGTACCATTATCTGGGGAACTAATAACAGAAGCAAGTAAATTTGTTCCTTCTGGAATATTACCTGATTCATTATTATTTAAAATTGGTGTACTTACAGCTGATGAAAATGAACCAGAAACAACTCTAGTTACTAATAATGTATTACCTCCTCCTTGGAAATAATTAAATGCTGATATACTTGTGAAGTATGAATACTCATCATCTCCTATTTCTATTTCACCTCCAAAAGTAGCTAAGTACTCAGAGTAACTTGTAATCAGAGTAGGTCTCATAACAGGTC